CGTAGCCACTGCCGTTGCCGTTGCCGTAGCCGTTGCCGTTGCCGTTGCCGTAGCCGTTGCCGTGTTTAATCGGCTTATCTAAATAACTCATGACTGCTCCACCTCCAGTGCGGTGCGGATTGATTCAGCCGCATTGCCTGTTACCGGGATAATCTCAATCGCTTCAAGCCATACGGAATCAAGCTCACCGCAAATCTTGCTGTCGTCTTGCTTGATGCCGTGTCGTGCAACGCCTGACAGGCTGATTGATTCTTTTGCCCACCATTCGTACATACGGCGCGCCTTTGTCAGAATCACTTCATTGCCTGCTTTTTGTTTCAACACACCGAACCAAACGCCGGCGGAATAAGTGCGGATAATCACTTCCTTGCCGATGGCAAAGTCGTTAATGCCCTTTGCTTCTGTAACCGTTACAGGCGGAAATGGCTCCTCTTCTGCCTGCTGTTTGCTTTCTGCGCTTGCCAAAACATTTGCAAGCATCATCAGAAAATCAGAAGGGCTTTTTACTTCAAATTTATGTACTTCCATTTTTGTTTCCTTTCTTAAATTAAAAATTTGCGCTGCGGGTCATTGTCTTTTCGGCTCCCCGCCTACCTGTAACCGTTTGTTCGATTTCCCCCATCTTGCGATGTCTTGCTATCGGCTTGCGCCTACCTGAAGGGCGGTTACTACGTTTCCAATTTGTTAAAGAACGATGTAAAACTCTTTATTGGAACCGCCTCGCCTGAAGCGGTTTGGGTAAAGTTTCTTACTTAGATTGGTTCGATGAAATTCCATTTGTCGGCTTTCATAGCGATTCGGCAGGCGTCTTGGTAGTTGCCTTCCACTTCTTCAAGCATCGGGTTACCAATCCACTCTATCCATGTCCGTTTCTTCTTCCCCTTACCTTCTTGCATAATTCGGCCTACAGTGCTTTCTTGATTGGTGTTCCAGTCGTTAAACCGCATGATGTTTGCTGAATGTTTCATTTTGTAGTCCTTTGTGTGTTTTGCTTCGATGTTTGTAGTATAGAAAACTAAACATATAAAGTCAAGCTATCTAAACATATTTTGTATAGAAAACTATACTTACTTCTGATTTTAAAGAGAATTTATTTTTTTACAGGCAATAAAAAACCGCCTTTTCGGGCGGCTTTGTCGGTTTTGTGTTGTTTTCAGGTTCGGCGGGCGTGAAAAAGGCCGCCTGAATTTCAGACGGCCTGAAATTTACACTTTGTGTAAATCGGTAATTTTACAAAGTTAGGCTAATCCGACACGCGCAGGATTGGTTTTAATTTGGTGGAATTACACCAGAATAAACTCCCGGGCGACTTGAATCAGTTTTGAAATATCACTTTCTACTTCCATCGTGAATAACGATTTGTCTTTTATATTCTTACTCAGCAGCCAATGTGTATGATCGATGGTGTTATCGATGTTGGAACTGATTTCGGCAGGCATATCATCGGGGCGGTAAACAAACAGGCCTGCCCCTTTTTCCTCTTTATTCCGTGAGTTGGAGGCTAATTCGATATCCTGCTTCGCCAAAAGGAGATGAAGGTCTGCGGGCATGGATTTTTGATAGTCGGTTGAAACGAAAGAGGCAAAACGTATCGGTCCGCCCGTTATATCCGGTTCGGTCCAAAGTTGGAGATGAGGCAGCACGGCCGTTCTTCCGGAGTCTGTCGGGATAACGATTGGATTCTTTTCGTCATGCCAAACACGGTCAGTGAGATTGGTGTTCGCTTCCCGAAAAGACATGAATACTTTGTGGCGTAACCGTTCGGTGCTGATATTTCGTTTTTGGCCTTCGCTTTTCTTCCGGCATATCAAATCAAGCGGCACCATGCTTGCATATATGCGGTCCAGTATCTCTTTTACATTGTCTCCAGCGGCAAATTGCGGTTTCCCAATCTTTACCTGCGGGGAGATTTGGACGGACAAATTGTTTCGGCTTTGGAGGTGTTTGCCGATCAGGTTCAACAGGAAGCTGAAATTTTCCCTGCCGTTCGAACCGTATAACGCCTCGAACGGTGCGGCATTCGGCAGTAATCTGACATGAACTTTCCGACGGTACAGTACGGCGATGCCGACATTTAAAAGTTCGCCGGATGCCAAATCAGGCATGATGCGGATCACCGCCCATTTTACCTTTACGGCAGGTTTCGCCATCGGTACGGACAGCCCGGACAATATGGACAGTGTGTCGGTTAGATCAGCCGTTGGAATCTCCGTTGGAGTAGACATGGTGTTTCCTTCGTCCTATCGCTTAAAAACTGCTTGAACTGGTTAAATTCAGGCTCTGTAAGTAGCTTATTTAACCAAAAATAAAGCTCCTCTTCAATTGTTTTGAATTTTTCACCGTGCCGTTCGGAAGAAAAAATAGCTTCGCTATGTAGGGCTTCTTTGTTCGGTTCTTTTGTTTGCCATGTGTTTAGCGAGTTTAAAAGGCGGTTGTTGTAATGTTGATGCGCATCTAACATTTCGCTATCCCATTGCTCGTCAAATTCGTTAATCAGACGACCGTTATCAATCAGTGCGTAGTTTTGTTTGGACAGACGGAGCAGATTGTTCATGTGCCGGTCGGCATGGGCTATATTCTCATCCAGTGCGACTGCCGCGCCGCATTCCGTCCATTTCGCCACGTCCGAAACTAAATCCTGCCAAACAGGGGAGTTTGCCGTCACATCGCAACCCAAATGAATAGCGGCACTGTGGCCGTCTAGGCGCGATGTACAAAAGCAAACGACATCCTTCATGCTGTTCATCCATTTGTTTTCTTCCCGGCTGCGGACGATAGCGGAAAATCCGGGAAGGCTTTTCACTGGGAGAACGGCAATAAAGGCATGTTCAGGCTGGGTAATGCCTAGTGCATAAGCTGTTAGAAAGCCGATAATTTCATTGATCAAACCTTTCTTGTTCATGTCATATGGCTTGCAAAATGCTTCAATTTTCCCTTTTGGGTGTTGGAACTCCCCGATGAAGACGGGGTTTACATGATTATCTGTCCCTTCCAGCCAATTGTTGAAGCGGATAAGGCTGTCCGCCTGTAAGACTTGGATTAGTTTTGTCATAAGTAATGTGAAAATCTATTGTCGATGTAAATATATTGTTTTCAATCCAGCACGCTCCACCAGAAGACGCGGTCTAGAACTGGCTCAAACGCCATGCGCCGCGTATGCGTCCGATGATGTGTACGGCGTTTAAATCTTCGCCGCGCACGGTTTCGGTTCGGTATGAGCTGTTGTCGCTGATGATCATCAGGCCGCCGCCAACGGTGGATTGCAGCCGCTTGGCCTTCAGGCCGTCTATATACCAAAGCAGGTAGAGGCCGTCGCCCTCGAAGGCTTCGACGGCGGTATCGACGAACATTACGTCGCCGTTTTCGATGGTGGGCTCCATGCTGTCGCCATGGGCTGTAATGACTTGGATTTTGTTGAGGTTTCCGCCCAGTTTCTCCCGCGCCCATGCGGCGGCGACGGTTACATAATCCACAACCTCGATATAGTGGTCGTTAATCGTGCCTGCTGCGCCGCAGGTCGCTTCGGCATTCAGGCGGGGGAAACGTATGCGATCCTCTGATTCGCTTTCAGTAATTGCTGGCAATACATGTGTTTTATATTTATCTCCTGTGCCGTCAGCTAGCCAATTGATTGAAAAACTTGTTTTTTTATCAAATGCTGAAAGTGGTTTCGCACCAAGCCCTGTGCTCCCATTAAACCATTGTCCAACAAGTCCTTTTGATACTCCTGCAAAGTCTGCAAGTTGCTGCTGTGTGGTTAAACCATACTCAGCCATCAACTCTTCCAATCTGTCTTTAAGTGTATTCATTTCAATATCCTATTTGATTGTTTAGCAGTCTAAACTAAATATCGTTTAGGGTGCTTGACTTTTATCCGTTTAGTAAACTATACTATCGTTTAGTTTTCTATTAGAAAGAGGGAAATGAAACATATCGAATTTATTGATTTGCTTGGTGGCACATCAAAAGTAGCCAACTTATGCGGTATCTCAAAGGGGGCTGTATCTCAATGGAAGAAGAACGGCATCCCATTGGCTCAACGCAATTATCTGAAGACCAAATTTCCTAAAGAGTACAAAAAAATCTTTGGAACTCCTTGAGGCATCCAATGGCTAAATCCTACCCCCTCGTTACCGAAATTGCCCGCAAAAACGAAAGTGCAATCTTGCACGCTCTTGCAGGCGTTACCGCCCGCCATGTGTGCGAGGTGTCGGGCTTGTCGGAATCGGCGTTATGCCGTCTGAAAGAAGAAAAGCTGGAGCAGTACAGCCGTGCGCTGGCTGCAATGGGCTTGAAGCTGGTGTCGGTGGATGCAGAGGTCGTCACAAAGGCCGAAAAACGGTTTATGGCCGAGAAGATGATTGAGTATTACAGGCAGATGCTGGAGGAAGAGTAATGAAACGCAAGAAAAACAAAGCATTGTCGAAGAAGGGCAAGGCGGGCTACCAAACACGGCGGTATGGGTAGAAGGGTTTTATTTGGCTATGCAGGTATCGGCCTTTGGACGGGGCATGCAGCAATTCGTCATAGACGGTTTGCGGCACGCCTTTGTAACGGTAAAGGCTGCCGTTTTTAAAACGGATTTCCAAGATGCCGTTTTCGTAAGCAACGGAGGATAGGTTTGATGACAAGACAGGATGATGGTGCATTTGCCGTGCTTTTCGGGCAGATGGATGAGGCGGAAATTATAGCCCATTTCAAACGCTACGGATTCACGGACGAGCTGGGGCATGCGCTTGAGTTGTGCGCGGATTTTTTGGATTTGGTGCGCTTTGCCAAGCGGGACGGGGCGTGAATGTGCCGCCCAATTAAAAAAGCCCGTCGAGGATGACGGGCGAAGGTGGCTGTTCTAAACCACGTTAAAGGAGTTGAGATTATGAACGATAAAAATACCCAATGCAAGAAGATTGTCGAGTATATCCGCGCAAACGGACACATCACATCTTTGGAAGCGGCAAAATATTTGAATATCACGCAGTTATGCGCCCGAATCGTTGACTTGGAAAGCAGGGGTTTTGTTTTCAATAAGCCTAAATTCAAGGTCGGCAACTGTAAAAACCCGGTCGCCCATTACTCGATTGCCAGGTCAGGAATTGAACTATGAATGAATTTATCCCAAACAGTTTTCAGATTGCAAACGCGGTTATCGATGAATACCTGTCGCAGATGAGTGGGAACGCCCTTAAATGCTACATCTTGATCGTTCGGAAAACAAGAGGCTGGCAGAAAACGCATGACAGTCTTTCGATTTCTCAGATTCAAAAATTTACCGGGATCAGGAAAGAAGAAACGGTTCAGAAAGCTATTAACGAACTGGTCAATTTAGGGCTGATTGGTAAGCAAAGCAGAATCGGATTGCCGAACGAATATTTTTTAATTTCAGACCCTAAAAAAGGGGTAACACCACCCCCTAAAAATGGGGTACCCCCTGAAAACGGGGTACCCCCGAAAAAAGGGGTAACACCACCCCCTAAAATGGGGGTAGGACCACCCCCAAAAAAGGGGGGTCACATAAATACAAAAAACAAAAAACAAATATCTACTAACGTAGATATTAATACAGCGCACGAAAAAACAGCGAAAAAACCGACCAAGCATGAAGCCGATTTAGCACTGTTGGCAGAGCATGGGATTGACGGGCAAATCGCTGAAGACTTTTTGACAATCCGAAAAGCAAAACGGCAGCCGCTAACAGAAACGGCAATGCGCCTGATTGCATCTGACGCGGAGAAATGCGGGATGACTGCGGCGCAAGCGGTTGAATACGCCATCGGCAACGGCTGGGGCAGTTTCCGTGCCGAATGGCTGCAAAACAAAACTTTCGGCAGGTCTGGAAACCGTGGTGGTCTGACACACAATCAAACCGCCGATGTCATGGACGGCAGGAAGTACGGCGACAAGCCGACGACGGATTTTTAATGGGTTTGGGAATGGCTTTGAAAAGTGCATCTGATTTTTTGAAAAGCTACGGCGGCGCAAAAACCGAACAGCGGAAATGCGCAGAGCATGGCGAATACACGGCAAAAAGCATTTTCCGCGGCGTGTGGACCGGTTGCCCTGTTTGCCAAAAGCTGAAAGCGGCGGATGAGATGGCGGCATACGCGGAAACGCTGCGCCGCGAAGCGAAACGCGACGAACTGTCAAAACGCATCGGGCGCTCCGGCATTGCAGAACGGTTTAAAAATTGCCGAATTGAAAATTTCAAGGTCGATGAAAGCGTGATCGGAATGGCAAAGGCAAAATCTGCCGCCGCCGACTATGCGGAAAACTTCGAGGACGTTTTGCAGACCGGGCGGAACATGATTTTTTCAGGCAAGCGCGGCACCGGTAAAAACCATCTCGCCTGCGGTATTGCCCACAAAATCATCGGCGACGGCAAAAGCGCGATTGTGATCACGGTGGGCGATATGTTGCAGACGGTCAAAGACAGTTTCAACGGCGGTAGTGAAAAAGAGGCGGTCGGCGTGTTTGTGAAGCCCGATTTGCTGGTGTTGGATGAATTTGGCGCGGGCAACCTGTCTGAAACGGATGGTCGGATTTTGTTTTCGGTAATCAACGGTCGATATGAGCGGCTTATGCCAACGCTGGTGTTGACTAACTTATCGGCTAAAGATTTCCGCGAAAACGTTGATGCCCGTATCAGAGACCGCTTGAGAGATGGTGGCGGTAAGTTGATACCGTTTGATTGGGATAGTTACCGTGCGTGAAACCTGCTACCACTGCCTACACGCAGATTTTAAAGCCGAAGCAAACGGCACGATGCGCGGATTTGCAAGATGTACCAAAGCAAAGACGGCTGAAGATAAAGCGAGCTACTACTTCGGCGGCTACCAATGCGACAAGGGCGAATTTAAACCGGCAACAGCCGAAACAATGGAAAAACGGCGCGAGAAATTTGAAGAATGGCGCGATAAAAGGAAATGATAAATGAGAATTTTAGCTTTATTTGATGATGGAAACGGAAGCGTAAAAAAGGCACTGCCTGAGCATGATGTGGTGTCGGTAGGGATTGGAAACGCCGATATTGTGATAGATTTGTCAGACCTGAAGAATATTAAAAAGCTGGTCGATATACACAAAAAAGAACCGTTTGATTTATTGATGGCAAGCCCCCCGTGTGAATCATGGAGCTTCGCAACAGCAGGCAATAACGGCAACGCCTACCGATGCAAAGAGACGTTGAGACTTAGGACGTTTGATGACTGGAAGCGGCATCCATACACGTCAATCAAGAGACTTGTTGACAGAAACGCGCCGGAAATTCCTGAAATCTATTCAAGGTATTTAAAAGGCGGCGTAAACGGGGATTTAACAGCATTGTTTGTTTGCGAGCTTGTAAAGGCTTTAGAAATTCCGTTTGTTATCGAGAATCCGCAGTCGTCAATGCTATTTGAAAAGCTGAAGCGCGAGGGGCTGGATTTTGTAAAGAACACCGCTTGTTACGCGGCATACAGTGAAGAGTTTCCGCTCAAGCGAACCGGCTTTGCTTCCAACGTTGGTATGAACTTGAAGAAAACAAACAAGGCGAAGTTTGCGTTTCGAGACTGGAAAGGGAATAGGGGAATCGTCAGGTCGTCTATTCCATCAGATTTGATTAAAGACATTGTTAGTTATTTTTAAAGAGAGGAATAAGAAATGAAGAATTGGTTAATCAAGAAATTGGGCGGCGTGAGTAAGAAAGACCACGAAGAAGTTATTCTGGCCGCTGAGCGATTGAGAATCACGGTGACGGATTACAGTCAGAAGATTTCAGACGGCCTGAAAGAAAAAGCTGAAATGAGAGCAGAAAAAGCCGAAATGGAAAAAGCGGCGGAAATGGTCAGCGCGAACCTATCGGAAACAATCAGCCGTCTAAACGATGAAAAACGCACTTCCAATGGCCTGATGGCAAAGATGACCGCTCAAACGCAGAAAATCGAAGAACTGCAAGCGGAAATTGAAGCGAAGAACGCAGAGCTTTCAAGGGTTAAATCAGAGATTATCGCAATCTCGAAAGTTAAAGCCGACACGACACTGAAAGCAGAAAACCAACGTCTGAAAGCTGAGTTGGAATTGTTGAAACGCAATAAATTCAAGCGAGGCCGCAAATGATGACACTGTTTTTAATTGGGCTTGGTGCGATAGCTGCACTGATCGGCATCACTCTTTGGGTAGATATGCCGCCGGTTGACGAATTTGGTTGTAGCTTAAAAGGGGAGGGATGGGATGAATTCTAAAAATGCAATAAATGCGGAAAAGTGAAACCGTTGCCAGAGATGACTAGACGCAGAGATGGGGAAACAGGGGAGTTTAAATACTTGTCTCTTTGCAAATCCTGCAAGGCGGAATATCAAAAAAAGTACAAGATTGAAAAACGAGAGGCTCCTAAGTCTAAAGTTTGCACATGCTGCAAGCAAGAAAAGCCGATAGACAGCTTTTATAAAAAATATCCAAACAGCGCCGGAATCTGGGTTTACACCTCACAGTGCAAGGAGTGCAAAAGAGCGGCTTACAGAGAAAAACACGGCGTTAAGCCAGTTCCTAAGCCGCCAAAGCCAAGCGTGTGGGATTTGACGGTTATGCCGAAAATAAGCGTTGAAGATACCGTGCAAATCGCAAACGAGGCGTTCCCCTTGTTGAGCAACCAGTATTGGAAAGCAGGGGAGGCCCAAAAGATTTACAAACAATTCGGCATGAAATGGAGCTATTTATGAAATTCTCGGTATTTTTGATTTGTGTGTTGGTTGTAGTGTTGGCGATTGGCTTTGTCGAGTATATGGCAAAGAAAGTACGCAACCATGACGATGACGATGATTGGGGTGGGCATTGTCAGTATTAATCCCGATTGAGCAAATATTAGAGGCGGCGGAAAGGGCGAAGGTTCTTTCCCTGCCTTACCCGATAAGCACTAACCGGTACTGGAAAACCTTTCGGAACCGGCAAGTGTTAAGCAAGGAAGCGAAAGCGTACAAGCTTTGCGTTTCTCACGCGGCAGAAAAGGCAGGTTTCAGGCCGTCTGAAAAAGATGTAATCCTGTTTGTCAGCCTAGTGCCAAAGATGAATAAGGACGGCACGGCAAGCAAGGTAATACTTGACCTTGATAACTGCCTAAAGGTCGCTGTCGATGCCTTGCAAGGCGTTGTCTATCACAACGACAACCAAGTCAAATTTATTTTATCAACATACGCAAGCGAGCCAAGAGAAAACGGCGGGCTTGATATAGGAATTGCTGAAGTTGGTGTTTTTGAATAATAGGAGATTTGATGAGTAGGAATGAATTGAGGTTGTTGGCGTTGTCGTATCGAAATATTGACTAGCTTTTAAATCTCCGAAGCAGGAGTGGATCAACACTTAAAAACCGGGCGAAGAGGAAGCGTAAGTGAGCGCGATCAGAAAAGCGGCCAAAGGGGAAGATTGCACACTCAATATCGCGGGGGTGTGCAATTACAACCCTGAAACAGTGGTTTTGTGCCATTTCCCAAGTGAAACGCACGGCATGGGGCTGAAGAGTAACGATTTATCGGCAGGCTTTGGGTGTAGTGCTTGCCATGATGTGATAGACGGCCGGTCGCATATCAAGTTGAGCAAGGAAGATAAAGAGTTTTATATGCGCCGGTCGCAGTTCAGAACGCTTTTAAAGCTGATAGACAAGGGAATCGTTAAATGCAAAGCGTAGCGTACAGGCTGACGAAAGACAACAAGCGGCCATTGATGACGACCATCTACAACAATCTAGGCGTATGGCTGGAATCAAACGCAGAGCTTGAAGTGTGTATCAGGCCGTACAAATCCAAACGGAGCGTCGAGCAAAACCGCCGTCTTTGGAAAATCTACGGCGAACTGGCAGATAAAGCGTGGGTCAACGGCAGGCGGTACAGCGCGGAAACGTGGCACGAGTATTGCAAGGGAATGTTTCTAGGCTATGAGCTTAAAGCCATGCCCGACGGCACGGAAGTCAAAACGCCGATAAGCACAACGACGCTTAATACGGCTGAGATGACGGACTATCAAAACCGCCTGCAGGCGTGGGCGGCAGGGGAATTTGGCATAATTTGGGAGTTTTGAATGCTGGTTCAGTGCAATGAGGAAACCGGTAGGCGGTGCGGGGAATCACACGGGCGGTCTAAGCTGACGGACAAAGAGGTTGAGATAATCAGGCGGCTTAACGAACAGGGTGTCAATTATCATATTTTGGCGCGTAGTTTTGATTGTTCGCCCGAAACGATTGGGCGCATTTGCCGGTGTGAAATTCGCAATGTGATTAAAGTAAAGTGGAAAAAATTAAATGCTGACTGAACAACAAAAACGATTCGTCGAAGAATATTTGATTGATATGAACGGGGCGCGGGCAGCACGGGCGGCGGGTTATTCGGAATCGGCGGCGCGTGAAACCGCATCACGCCTGCTTAAAAAGCCGGAGGTTGCCCAGGCTGTCCGAAAAGCGCGTGAAAATCTCTCGGAACGTACGGAGATTACGCAAGACTGGGTATTGCAACGATGGGCGGCCATCGCCGATGTGGATAAGCGCGCGTTTTTTGATGATGCCGGCCGCCTGCGCCCTGTGAGTGAGTGGACGCGCGAAATGGCATTGGCGGTAGATGGTCTTGATGTAACGGAAACAGAGGGCGAAATCGCCGTCAAGGTATCGAAACTAAAACTGTCGAGCAGCAAAGCCGCGCTGGATAGTATCGCCCGTCATTTGGGGATGTTTAAAGATAAAGTCGAGGTGTCAGTCGATGAAACGCTGGCAGAACGTATAGCACGGGCGAAGGCGCGTTTGAAATGACAGACCTTAACAGCCAAATTATCGAAGCCGCTGTCGCGTATCAGCATGACCCATTGTCCTGGGCGATGTTTGCTTATGACTGGGATAATGGCGAATTGGAGGGTTATAAATCTCCACGCGCATGGCAGGCGAAAATCATGGCAGATGTGAAAAACCATCTCTCCAATCCTGAGACGCGCCATATGCCGTTGATGATCGCGGTTGCGAGCGGCCACGGTATCGGCAAATCAGCGGAAATTGGGATGCTGATTAACTGGGCTTTATCAACGTGCGAAGACAGTAAGGTCGTCATCACGAGCAACACGGAGACGCAGTTGCGCACCAAAACTGCGCCGGAGGTGGGTAAATGGCAGCGGTTGAGCATAACGGCGGATTGGTTTAACGATGCGGTTATGAGCATCACGGCAAAAGACCGGCTGAATACCAAGACTTGGCGTGCTGACTTTGTACCGTGGTCGGAGCATAATACTGAGGCGTTCGCGGGTCTGCACAATAAGGGCAAGCGCATCATGCTGGTGTTTGATGAGGCGTCGGCGATTGCGGACAAAGTTTGGGAGGTGGCCGAAGGTGCACTGACCGACGAGGACACGGAAATTATTTGGCTTGCCTTCGGAAACCCGACGCGAAATATCGGGCGATTCCGCGAATGCTTCCGCCGGTATAAGCATCGGTGGATAACCTATCAAATCGACAGCCGCACGGTCGAGGGGACGAATAAGGCGCAGATGCAAAAATGGGCGGAGGACTACGGCGAAGAGTCGGACTTTTTCAAAATCCGCGTGCGCGGTATGTTTCCTGCTATGTCCGCGCGTCAATTTATCTCTGAGAATGACGTATCGGCAGGGTATGGTAAGCATATCCCCAAATCGCAATATGAGTTTGCCCCAAAAATCATCACGGTTGACCCGGCATGGGAGGGGGATGACGAATTTGTGATTGCGATGCGGCAAGGTTTGGTCTTTAAAATCCTTGAGACGTTCCCGAAAAACGATAATGACCTGATTGCCGCGCAAAAAATCGCACGGTATGAGGATGAGTATAAGGCGGACGCGGTATTTATCGACGCGGGATTTGGTACCGGCATTAAATCAGCCGGGCAGGGATTGGGGCGTGATTGGAAATTGGTGTGGTTTGCCGGTAAGTCTAATGACGTAGGCTGCTACAACAAGCGCGCGGAAATGTGGAAAGCGGCGCGTGATTGGCTGAAGAATGGCGGCTCCATACCTGACGACCCGATGTTGCGTGATGAATTGCAAGCTCCCGAACTTGTGCCGCGCGTTGACGGGAAAATACAAATCGAATCCAAAAAAGAAATGAAATCGCGCGGCGTCCCAAGTCCGAACCGTGCCGATGCGTTGGTTATATCGTTTGCGTATCCTGTCATGAAAAAGGAATTTGTAGGTCGTGATGGCGGGGCGCAGGTTCGCAAGGATTATGACCCGATTTGATTTAAAAGAAAATCCCGATGTTAACGATTAATAACATCGGGATTTTTTTACTGTACTGCCTCTGATAAAGCCTTGTGCCGTGCCTTGCAATCATTGTACAGATGGACGACCTGTAACGACCACGGCAATATCTCTGCGCCGGTATTGCCTGATAGTTTGGGTATCTTCGGGCATGGCTGCACCAAGTCGGCGGGCGGTTTAATCGCCGTCGGCAATGGCGGCGTTGATGACTGACACGCCGTCAGAATCGATGCACACGTTGCGATAAACAGGGCGTTCAACGATTTTTTGCACTCTAACATATCTAATCCTTTCCTTTTCTTCTCGTTCGGCTTTTTGGTCTTGGTACTGCTCGGACTGTGCGCGTTGCTCTTTGGCTTTCTTTATGGCTTCTTCTTTCAGGCGGTTCGATATTTCCAATGTCATATCGTCGCGCCCTTTTTGGTAGGCTTTTTTAACGCTTGCGTCCCACCAAAAAACAAGACCGATGATGGCGATAATTACAGCGAGATACCGCCAGTATTTTTTAAGTAATATCAGTATCATAACGTTTTAATATCTCCGTATAGTTTGATAGTTCTTGCTCGGCTTGCTCAAAAGCCGCAAGGTCTGCGTTTTCGCTTGCCTCTCGGCTTTTGGCTTGCCACTCTTTAATCATGCGCTCGCAAAACTCTTTAGGTGTCATTGCGCCGCCATGCAGTTGTTGTAACGTTTTTGGGTGCGCGTCCATACGCCTTTGCAACCGCGTGGACCCCAGTTGCTTGGACGGCTACAATCGCGCCCAGCGGCGAAGCGGTAACGTAACAGGGCGCGGCAGGCTGCTACATGGTTGCCCTTGAGTAACTCGCGGCGCATGGATGATGTGTAAAACTTTTGCGCGCCGAAGTTGTAGAAGAAGTCGATATAAACGTCATATTCACCTTGAGATAACTCAACGCCGGGCAACATGGCTTTCATTTTCGCTTCGTCTTTTCCGACGTGGGCGCGGAGCATCTTATCGGCTCGCTCACGACTGACGGGCGGGTCGGAGATTTTGACCTTGCTGCCGTCCTCGTAAACGGTGCTGCCATGACCGACCGTCGCAACCTTGCCGATGTCGTGGTATGGCTTGGCGCGGTATCCTTCCTCCGCCTTGATGCCGAAAATGGCAATGACAGATGCGCTAAGGATGGCAATCGGTACTTTGTGATTAATCTTCATAACAGTTTCCTTTCTTGATTTTCTCTTTTCGCATTTCGTGCAATTCTTCGGCGCGCCTGTTTTCCTTTATTTTGTAGTACCAATTCACAAAAAAACCGCCGACCGCGACGGATACACCTATAATCGTTATCCAATCAATGCCACTGATTAAGCCAATAACCCCTGCGCTTGCTCCGCTGTATGTGGCGTTGCTGGCATAACTGGATGATTGTGAGGCTGCTTGTATAGACGTTTCTAATTTGTTCATTTTGTGCTTTCTCTAAATGCCACCCGTCATTTTCAGCTTTTCTTGGATGGCTTTGATTTGTTCGGACATGTCGGCAAACTCTTTTTTGATGTCGCTGAGCGTCCTATTGAACTCTTCGACTGTTCCGTTAAATGCGCCGACCTGCTTCTCATACCCGCGCACATCTTGTTGGAATTGCTCCACCTGCTGCGGGTAGTCGTTGTTGACTATTCGCGTGCCGTCTGCGCTCCATGAAAGCCCTGATTTCGGTTCGGGATTTGGGATGGCTAGGTTGATTTTCTTGTCAGATGTAATGGGTTGGTGCAATGTTCGACGCAATCGGTCTAATAGTTGCAGTGTCAAGATAAGTTGTCGGTCAAGACTGGCGTTTAATACCTGCGGATAAAAACCGCCCTGATTTGTAAACGTGGTAGGTTGCGTATAAATCCACCCGCTCACGATAATCATCCTTCGTCCTTCAGGAAGCGGGTCAATAAGTGTGATAGACCCGCCCGGATTGGTGTCTTGATTGGCGTTTTTTGACACTGTGTACTCTTCGCCAAATGCAAGCTTTACCTCGTCCGTTCCTGCTTTGTTTGACGTATAGACGGCAACGTCGGCAAGGTTGAAAATCTTGAAGCTAAAGGGGTATGTTCGCTCTCCACCGTCGCCGATGAAAAAGCCCGTCTTGACGCTTTGAGAATGGATTGCCATAAAAAAAGCCTCTTTTGGAAATACCTAATGATATTTCTCAAAGAGGCTGTTATATGCAGGACTGATTAATTGCCTTGATGGCCCATCAGTAACGCTGCCGGATTGTCGGTCTCGTCATCTTGCAAGGCTTCTGCTCCTTTGATGGTTCGGTTGATTTGCGCGGACGGCAAGCCGAAAGCGTCGCCCAATAGATTGACGCTTGCCCTGACAAACGCGCTGTCAAATTCGCCCTGTACCGCCTGTTGTACGAATTTGAATCCATCGTCAATCGGTCGTAAACCTGATGGGCCTGCGTAGCCGTAGAACCTGTCGCCGGTTGCGATATTGGCAAGCTGGGTCAGTTCTCGCCCGAAAACAAACAAGCCAAGCACGAAGCTGATTTGCTCTTTCGCCAGTTTCTTTGCCAAGTCTTCGTCGTCATCACCCGGTATCAGCGCGGATTTCATTAGGGCGGTAAGCGCGGTCGGCACGACGTAAATCATCATCAAATTCGCCGCCAATTTGGCTTTGCTTTTTTGTGTTTTGGCTTCGACAAATCCCTGATTCAAGGCGGTGTTCATGTAGGCGTAAAACACGGTAAACAGCTTCTGCGTGTTGCTCCCGCGCTCAAATGCCGAAAGGTCTTTGATTTGCCCGCCGCCCTGAGTGTCTAAGACGGTTTGGTCGGCAAGCTTGATGGCGGTGTCCAGGTCTTTGCCGCTATCCATAGCCTTTGCAAGCGCTCCATGCCAAATGGCGGTATCGACGACCTGCTGCACTTTCAGCATCAACCAGTATGAATACTTATTCAGGAATTTACGGATTTTGCCCGCGCCGTTGATGGTTGCCGCCACTTCTCGGATTTCGCGCAATCGGGTGTTTCCGCGATTACGCATAAATTCCGACTGCTCCATCGCCGCTTTGGTTGCTTTGATGGGGTGGGTCGTGTATTGCGACAATCCTGTCCATGCATATTTACCGCCAAGACGGGCAACGGCAGGGATGAAGCCCGTAAGCTGGACGGCTGCCGATACGACGTTGAAGCCAAGCCCGGTCATGCTGACGTTTTGACGCAGCAATCCTGAATACTCATCGAAACCTTCTACCGGCGCGGTATTGCCGCGTGCAATATCTTCAAGGGCTTTGTTTAATTGCTGCTTCGCCTGTGCGCCCAATGTTTCGCGTATCGCCTTGTCAATGCTGCTTGATTTCAACAGACGTGCCGCATCGATGACGGCTTCGCGGTGCGTAAGGTCATGGATGATTTCGTTCAGGCCGTTGTAGGTAACGGACAAATCCAATAACAACGGACGATTCTTCACGGCTTCCGCACGGTCTTTGGTAAAGCTGTGCCGCGTGTTGGCCGCCATCTTCGCCGCGCTCTTAATGTCTTCTATGTCAGTAAGGGCGTTGCCGCTCTCGGCTGCCTGCGTGCTGGCGGAATCGTATTTGGCCGGGTAATACCCGCCGCGCAATGTCAGCATCTCGCCGTCTGCGGTACGGACGGTCAGCGGCTTGGCTTCAACCCATTGCGGCTCAATGCCGACCACTTTTCTTTCCAGTTCGGCAATTTGCGGGCGGAAACTTTCGAACAAATCCCACACTTTTTGAACTGCCTGCCATTCTTTGCTGGTCAGGTTCTGCATCGCGTCCATCACTTCGGTCATATTCCAGTTGCGAACGCTGCCATGCCCGCCGCTCAATAGCCGTTGGATGTTGCCTTCGTTTCCCAAGTTTAGGGCGATGGCGAACAGTTGGCGGCGTGTGAATTTCTGCCCGCCGATTTGATATTCTGCGCTGCGCCAATATTCACGGTGCGTCAGGTTGTCATTCAACGGCTTCAAGATTTCTTCCAACTTTTGCGCCGTCTCCGCCGTCATGGTCGCTTCCCGGTCGGCTGCTTCGTTGATTGGACGGATGAAGTAATTCCAAAACGCGCCGGCGTCTTTGCCGCCGTCCAATATTCGGGCGATGGATGAAATTTTGATATGCCCCCACATGAAACCGCTGAAGCCGTCTTCTACACGTTCGATGTTGTTCGCCGCCGTCGATGTGCGTTTATCGTGGTCGCGTGCATTATCGCGGATTGATTCGACAATTTTGTCGCGGATTTCCTGATAGGTGCGTTTATCGCGGGCGGTCAGCATTTTGTTTTCCAGGCGGCCTAAATGCTCGATGCCTTTCACGGTGTCCACCAGTACGCGCATTTCTTCAACGGTCATCTCCCGATAATTGCGCTTCGCCTGAATCTCGGCGATATACTCGGCGTCGATGTTGTGGGCGCGTCCTTGCTCTTCCATCTTTTTGACGAACTGGAGCAGGGAAGTGCGTTTGTCCAAGTCTTTCAGGCTTGGCGCGTTGCTCAATTCCACCGATTCCAATAAGGCTTCGATTTGCTCGCGGTACTCAATGTCAATGGATTTGACGACGCGGTTAAATTTGCCCAGGTATTTGCGCGCCGATTCCATTTCTTCACGGGCTTTCAGGACTTCGCGCGCCATTGAGTTTTGCAGCAGTTGATTGCGCTTTTGCGTAGCGGCGGTCGGAATATCGCCTTTACGGAATGCTTCCATACTTGCTTTGGCGGCTTTGGCTTCCGCGCGGGTATAGACCGACGGGCGCAAATCTCGGACTTTGATTTGCTCGACTTTTTCTTGCGCGTAAACGGATGCCGCTTTTCGGATCATGTTTGCCGCCCCTGTTGCTTTGGATAGTGCTTTAAACTCGGCGGCGATGATGCGCTGACGGATTTCGCTATGGGCGGCAAGGTCGGCGGCTTCTTCAAAGTCTGCTTGCGTGGGAACTTCGCCTTTTTCTGCGAGAACGTTCAGATATGCGGTTTCTTCGATTGTCTCCTGCGGCGGCTGGGCTTCGGTCAGGGCGCGGATTAAATCTTCACCGCCTGAGAATACAGGCTCGCCTTCCTCATTCAAAATCAGGTCTGATACAAGGTCGGGGTGCATTCCGCCGTTTTTGCGCGTCATGTCAAAATCAATCAGGCGTTCAAGCGTCTGCCCGTCCACGCCCATTTCAACAAGGCTGTCATGGTCGAAACGGACGGCAGTCAGGGCGTATTGATTGGCTACATGGTCGCCTTCCTTTTGTTCATGCGGAACATGGGCGGAACTGTAACGCTTGGTACCACGCATTTCATCGAAGAAGCGTTCTTCAAAATCTCGCGGGTCTGCCTTGCCTGTATCGTCAACAGGCAAGTATCCCTCTTCGGTCAAAGCTTCAATCATGCCGTCGATGCTGCGCCCGTTGGTTTTTCTCAAAACGGGGTATCCGATATGGACGGCGGGGATTTTGTCTTTCGGGTCTAATCCGAACTGGCTAATCATCTCGTCTTTGTTCACGCCGCCAAGCTTGGCAATGGCTTCAAACAGGCTGTCATGCGCCGCGTTCACCTGCTTGTTGAACTTCGGTTTGCCGTCCCCGATGCGGTTTTCTTCGATCATGCGGGCAGTCAGAAGCTGCCATGCCCGATATACGGGATGGCTCATGATGCTGCCGCGTGCCGCCATTTCCGCGCGTTGAAAGTCTGCTCTGTACTGTTTGCGCATCTCGCGGATTTTTCGCGCACGAAGATTGCGGATAAACGCCATGTCGCGTAACGCGCGGGCGGTCAGGTCGTCTTGCGCTTCTGCTGTTGCGCGTTCGGCGTTGTGCCGGTATTGCGCATAATCCGTGTCGTCCATGCCCGCCTGTGCCGCATCTTCAAACATCGGGGTCATGCCGTTGATGTATTGGGTTTGCTGAATCTGATCGTCGCTGGCAAACATTCTGTCAAACACGCTGCGGACTTCATCGGTCAATTCTACGTTCAGGTTTTTTAGGGATTGATATACCTGTTTCAGCCATGAACGGAAACGGCGGAATACCCCGCGCAATTCTTCGCTTGGTGCTTTGCCTTCGTACAGGTAGGCTTCAAAACCGCGCGCCCATTTCTCGTGATTCTCGCGTTGCTCGTTCAGGCTCATTGCGTCCCATGCGGCAAGGTCTTTCACGCCGAACCAATCCAAGGTCGTCTGAACGTCGGACAGGAATTGCCGTTCCTGTTCGGTCAGGTTTTCGGCAGGCTTGGCGGTCAGGTCGCGGGCGATGCGGGTATTCGTTTCAAGGAAGAAATGCCCAAGCTCGTGAACGAATGTAGAAGCGTCGGCGTTTTTCAACAGGGCAATCAGGTTATGCTCACGGCTGAACATTCCGCGGTCTGCGCCGCCTTGATACAGTATGTCTTGATTGGTGTCGGCGTTGGGGGTAAAATTGTTTAATACATCAGGCGCTCCCACTTCCGAACGATGACGTGTAGTTTGGTCGTGCGTAGATACTTTGGAATCGTTACTCTTCCCGGTATCGCCGCCTTGATGTAATTCAAAAGCATTCATCAGCCAGCCGTTAGAACCTTTGTTTCTTACAAGGGTTGCGCGGTAGCCGTTATGTTCTATGAACATACTTTCAGATTTCCCATTGCTGTAAATCCTGCTGCTTCCGCCTTTGGCGATTGTGTCGGTTATCTGCATGGTCAGCATTTCTGCTACATCTTGATAACTCATTTCATCTTTACGCATACGGCTTTCAATAATATGCGCTAAACCCATCGCTCCTTTTGTTTTGCCGTTAGCTTTTAAAACTCCCTCGCTGCCCCAAACAAAATCAATCCAGCCTGTATCACTTCGATACATTGCGCGTTTTTGGTCTGCTTTCTCAATAAGGGCTTTATTCATTGCGTCTCGCCCGCGTTGCAGATTAGCTTCAGTGCTTTTCATTGCCGATGCCGATTGATTTAATACGCCGTCGTCAATTAGGCTTTCTCCGACCACGTTTAAGCCGCCGTATGCTGCGTCAAAATCACGGATTCCCATATTCAGACGACCTGCAAGGGCTTCAACGGCACGGGCGTACAGCGTCGCATTAGCTTCAGCCTGATTGGCATCCATAACTCCTGTTGCGGCAAGTTGTGCCTTTGCTTCTTCTTTGAACGCTTCAAATTCCGCTACGCGCCGGTCTTGTTCCTCTTGAGCCTGCTCTTCTTGATGGCGCGTCAAGTCAGCCTGATAGGCTTCGTCCATCATGGCGTCAAATCCTGATTTGCGGATTTCTTCGGCTTCGGCGGCGGTCATGGAATCGGGCGTTTCCATTGCGATTTCTGCCAGCGCGTTTTGGTCTTCCTGTGTCAAACGGGCGTGAAAATCTCCGCGCGTCATTTCTACCATGCCGCCCGTTTCCGCCGCCTCTTGGATTTTTGCCGCCATATCGGGCATGGCTTGGGCGACGGCGGCTGCGCGTCCAGACTGCATCAATGCGCCGCCGTCGAAGTATATTTTTTGGTCTTCGCCGTAAACGTCGTTGACGAATGCCGCCTGTTTGTCAGGGTCGCGTTTTGTGAGGCGGGAATTGGTAACAGCCTGAGCCTGTTCTTTTAGGCGCGCGCGCGCCTGCTCTGCCGCCTGTGCTTGTGCGGCTCGCTCTTCTACTTTTGCGCGCGCCTCTTTGTAATTACTCCTCGCCTCAAATGCGCCGGTCGGAAGTTCGGCGAACGCTTCCATGATGATGTCGCCCGGCTTGTATTCCCCGGTCAGTGCTTGTGCTGTCGCTTCACCAGCCGCTCCGCCGCCTGCCTGAATGCCTGCTTCCCCTGCGGTTCGCGCTGCTGCGCTGAGTTTGCCTGTCGCGCCGCCAAGCAGACGACCTGCCAAGCCTGCGGTTGCAGCATCGAATAAGCCGATAGATATACCGCGCTTCCACGCCTTTTTCTTCGCTTCTGCCATCCAGTCTTCACGGTGCAGGGCATATGCGTACTTTTGCGTTTCAGTCATGCCGCCCAATTCGTGCGCGTGTTCATTCAACATTTCTTCCATCGTTGCGGAGTATTCTTGTGCGCCTGACGACAATCCGACCGTACCGACCGCCGCCCAGCCGCCCGTCGCCGCGCCGGCAACCAAGCCTAAAGCGTTTTGCCCCAGCGATTCCGCCGACGTATTGAGTAACAGGGTGGGGTTTTTGACGAGATAACCGGCGGCACCGGCTAATGTCTTCTGCTCTGCAAGTCCGCGCTGTTGTTTCTGAAGTGTTGCGTCAGGCGCGTAACGGTCGATATCTCGCTGTAATTTAGCTTGAGAATGGGCAATGTCCAGTTCACGGTTGTAATACACGCCGTTTGCTTTTGCCGCCGCTTCGCGTTGTCGGTTTAGCCCAAATACGTCTGAGCGCATGAACATACCGTTGAAGTTCTTTTCAGCGGTCAGCCAGCCGCGCTTCAGGGATTTGCCAATATCTGTGAAAAATCCATCTTCGGGCGCTGCGCGTAATACGCCTGCTTTGCGTTCGATTTCCGAAAGCTGGCTGATGTCGTCATGGGCAATGTCTGAAAATTCAGTGTCTGACAAACGCTTGGGAAGAATGGATAACCCGCCGATTTGCGCTTCAATTTGATTGAGCTTCATGCGTGTATTTGCGGTCTGCGGCATTTCCTTTACCACGCCGACAGGTACTTTCAGGCTTGCCGCCTTACGGTTGATTTCGGCCACTTCGTCAGGATTCACGCCCAAACTGTTGAGCAGTGTGGCGCGTCGTTTTTGGATGTCGTTTGTATCTGCCATAATTAATATCTCACGGAAATTGTCTTGTCGTCAGGGGAGATTTCCAAAATTGATTTCTTGGTGTCGCCGAACCAGCCGCGTTCTGTTACAACTGTGGCGGCGGCAAGTTTACGGATGGTTGCCACTTTTTCATCTTCACTCATTTCCCTGCCAAGCCGTTTTTCTTCTGACTCAATGGCGCGGTCGCTGTTGTATCGGATGATGGCTATTTGCCGTTTCTGTTCGCTTGACTTGCCTGTCTTATCGGGGTCAATATTAAATTCTTGACGCAATGTTTCGTTAAATCTCAGGTTGGATAATTTGGCGTGTTGAATGCCCTTTTTATCAATGCTCTGCTTCTTCCTTAAAAGCGATTCCGTCCACGACCTGCCTAATTTAGGGCGAAGCGCGATAATGCTGTCCTCGCTCATTTTGCTTAGTACGTCAGGGTTCTGCATTAGCAGATAGTCGTCAGCGTACTTGTCCTGCAATTCTTGCTCGTTGTTTTTCTTGATGGACTGCCCAAAGTCTGTAAATTTCCGTCGTTCTTCAGGCGTGAGAGATGCCCACGCACTACGCGGAACGGATTGAACATTCCCGCCGTTGGTTTCGATAATCCCCGCAATGGCGTTGTCACGTTGGGCTTTTCGCTGCTCTTCAACCTCTTTGTAAGCAGATATTTGACGGTTGATGTTCGCGCGGACGCTCGCCTGCTGGTTATTCGGAAGTTGGCGGATTGCCTTTTCCATCGCCACAGGGTCGCCGGTCGGAATACTGACGTAACTTGTGCCGCTTCCGCCGCCTTTCCCTACTTTCATTGCCTGTGCCGCCCAGTCCAAAACCTGCTGCGCGGTCTTGCCTGATAAAACCGTTTTGTTTGCGTTGATGGATTGCGCCGAAATGAAAGACGATACAGGTTGATTTGGGTCGGCTCGCAATAGCTTTGGTCCTTCGCCGCTGCCCAAGAAGTGCATAACGTACAGGTTACGCACGTTTACGGGGAAGCCGTGTTTTTTGAGCAGGGCGGCATTCTCTTCAACGTAACGGGTTGTCATCTCGCGGGAAAGGGCAGGGTCTCGTTTCAGTGCTTTAAGCTGCGCATTCGTTTTGCCGTTGGCGATGTCGGGTCGGTATTTCCGTACCATATGGAACCACGTTGAATCAATGAACTGCCCCAGTCCCTCCGCAGAACTTTTTTTATTTTTGGCGTTTGGGTCGCCGCCCGATTCTGCGCCGATAATTCGATTCACCGTGTCATGCACTGGGTTTCCCGTATCTGCTTTTGATGAATCGGTATTAACAGGGATTTGGATCACGTCGCCCGGCTTGAAATTGGCGGTCGCATCTTCGATGACTTGGTCTTGGTATGCCTGCTCGATTTTTTGGCGGGCTTTGACTACGGTTTCGCCGTGGGTAAATGCACCGTATTTGATGGCAAGGCGGGTGGCTTCGGCGTAATTCCCTTTGTCGATTTGGTCGTCGATGACCTGTCGGATTGCCTTGTCTGAAGCGTCCATGACTTTTTTTTGCATGGTTTCGCTGTCCCAGCCGTGGAGATTTTGAAGCCCTTTTGCCGCGCCGATTGTACGTTTTATGGCCGCGTCGCGCTCTTCATCCGAAGTGGATAGGGCGAATGAGTTTGCCGCCAAATCTATTTGGCTGTTTAGCGATGTTTCTTTCCATTTTTGCCCTTCCGACAGCAAATGTTCGCCTGTTTTATTGCGCAAGGTTTGGCGGATTGACTCAAGGCGTTGCGAGAATAAAGACTTTTGAACATCATTTTTCAGTGTGTCTTTGATTTCGTTTGCACGCTTCATCAGGTAGCCGTCATACTCATCTACCAGCGACTGTCCGTCGGGGCGGTTTAATGCATTCTCTCCGCGCAAACTTTCATAGCCCATATCGGGATTGACGCGCAAATCCTGCTCGAACGCCTTTACCTGTGCCAGCGCGTTATCGGCTGCCAGGTCGTTCATCTCTGCAAGCATTTTCGCTTGGGCGTTTACCATCTCTTGCCCTTTGGTAAATGCCTGATTGGCTGCGTGTGCCAGCGGTGCGCCTGCGTCGGGTAATTGCACAGCGGAAAAGTGCGCCGCCGGCGCATTTGAAACACCTACACTAAATTCGTTTGAAATGGGTACTTTCATTATTTCCATCCGTTATTGAGGGTGTATAGGGCATGAATCGGATCGTCTGATTTTTGCTTGCTTTGGAATGCCCCTTGTTTCTTCAAGGTGTACCAGCTTTGCGCAACCTGAGACGCGCCGTTTAGGAGGGTGGTGGTGGCGGAAAGAAGAGGCGAGGTACCTTTCTGCTGCGCACGCGCAAAAAGTGCGTCGTTTTGATGCTGTACGCCTTGCAAACGATACCCCCACGCTTCGGCGATGGCGTTCTGCTCGATTTGGCTTTTATCCACTTCCTTCATTAATTCCGTGTCTGCCAAAAGCTCTACGGCGTTTTCGCTAGACAAGTCCACGCCATTTGCTGCTAGCGCTACACGTTGGGAACTTTTCAGACGACCTGATTTGATTCCAAGTGCGGCTATCTGTTTATCTCGTTGCAAGAAAACGTTTTGCGCTTGTCGTTCGCTGTTTTTGGCGTTCATCTCCGCCATGAACGCTTGAAGCTCCGCATTTCTGCGGATGGAACGGGCGGAATAAAACGCGCCCGCAACTTGACCGATTACCCCGATTCCTTGTGTAGCGAGGCCGGCATAATCGCCAAATTTATTCCAATCGATAGAAGAAGAACTCATGATTAAACCTCCTGAATTTAGGAATTTAACCATGAGTTCTTTGCTTTATATGCAGGCTTCAACCTACGGAAAATTCAGCGGCCACCGACAAAACGGTTATCGGTAATGGGTTTTCCTGCTTGACTTGCATTAATCCGTCATCGTCCCATTGCCCGCCAATGTTGATTTCAATTATGCCGGTCTTCGGTCGGGTTGGGTGGCTGAATACTTCTGTCGTCCGTTGCTTGTATTCATACATCTTTCCGCCATACGCTCCGGCAAGAACCGCGACAGATTCATAAACACGCAACCAAACCTTATTCAGATTCTTTGTACGCCCCTGTCCCATCGCCGCATCAATCTGAAAGGCAAGCGGAAGTGTGGTAATGGACGCTTCTATCGGCAATCCAACGCTTATAACGGAAGCCGTGGAAGCCGTGATTCCGTCGGGTAAATGAATCGTACCGTTTGATACTACAGTTTTAGGCATGACGTTTCCGTCAGCTAATACACAAACCGTCTTGCCTTCCAATATTCCAAGATTGCTGACCGTGCTTACGGGATTCCCGCGATAAGTCAAACCGCCGTCCATGAAGTAATAGTCTTTCGTGGAAGTGAACCTTCTCTGTTTCATCCGTTCAACATACCGTAAATCTCTGCCATTTACATTGCGTCGAACGATGGCGTAAAGAACATCATCTTCTCCCTCAGTTACTGACGTTACACTTTCAAAATGACCGTTCGTGTCGTGCTTGTGCCATGCCCCGATACTCTGTTCGGGTAAGTATGTCAGCCCCAAAAGGGTGCCGTCAGACGACACACACCACACAATCGGGAATGGCGATTTTTGAAGGCACATATCGACGATTTTTTTGTTGTCGAATAAGTGGCTTGAACGTATGGAAATATCCCCTGTGATGTAGCCGTTTGCCTGCCAGTTGTAGGCAAGTTCACGGATATGCCCGCCTCTAGCGGCCGCATAAATCAGCGAATTATTAGCGATAACTGGCTGAACCATAGACGACCCGATGTAGGACTGCGGCGATACTGAAATTGACGATGGTGTCAGATAGTCAGTGTTCAGGGTGTTTACGTTCCATTCTGCACTTCCCGTCATGAGAATCATCTTATTGAGTGGGACGATGTGTTGAATCATGCTCGCCTCGCGCGAAGCCAGTTTGAAAGAGATTCGGTCGTCATCCTTAATCGGCAAGGAATAGCTTAGGTTGCTTTCCGTCCCGGTCTTCGTCATCCAAACTTGCAGCGGCTTTTCTTTAGTGCCAGCAAATACACGCCGCTGTTGGAAATATGAAACGGCAGACGGGAAAGAAGACTGGGTTATAACGGCTCGCTCAAATTCAATATTCTGTGAGAAGATTTCGCCTTTCAGAATCATGTTTGGTTTTTTGTAACCATAACCGCGAGACGTTATTAATACATCCACCATTTGCCCATCTCTGATAATCGGATTCGCTGTTGCGCCTGCTCCTCCCCCCTCCTCATCTCCGACCAGGATTGAGAAGCTTTGAGACAGATTCCATTTAATTGCGGCATGTGAAATATTCCTTGTGTATTCCTCCCACTCGTCAGCGGTGCCTGTCCTTTTCCTGTAAATCTTCAGTCTGGGATTGGTGTAGCCACTTCCCGGTCTTAGAGCTTTCACACTCTTTAATTTATAATCAAAAAACGCTAACGACAAGACGGCTCCGATTCCTGTTTCGTCTTCAAGTTCAATTTTATAAGTGTAAGTTCCTTCTATTCTGTTGATGCGGGTATCAAACGGAGTCCCGGTAAATACTTCATAGTTACCAGCAGTTGAAAGCAATTTTGGATAACTGCCTTCGCTCTCGAGTATCGGGGCAACAATTTTTCCGTAATTTGGGATTGCGATCGGTTTCACACCAACAAACGAATCTATCCCGCCTTGCAAAAAGATGTTGTCGTAAATCGGCGGTGTGCTTGATGTATCCGCAGCAATATTGTCATCAATAAAGTACAGTTCGTTTGTTTGCCCGATATAACCAAAAATGCCGCTTGTGCGTTTGTAGATTTTGTAACGCCCTGCGCCGGCAACCGGTCTCCACTCAATGCGATTATGATTCCCTGTGACGAAAATGTTATTGTTGATGGTGACGATTTCAGATGTTTCGGACTCTGAATTTAGGCCATCATTACTGATTGCCGTTACGCAATACTGGGTGTCGTAATAGACTTTGTTCGGGTTTCCAGCATCTCCGCCTTTATGTGCTTGACCCGTTACTCCTTTGGGCGATTCAATCACCGCGCCAAAAGTAATAGGTTTAAATTCCCATTGCTTCGCGGATAGACGACGCAGTTCGCATGGGAGATGGTTACAATGAACAAGCGTCATCACGTCGCCTGACTGGACGTAATGCACGTCGAAAATCTCGTTTTCATTATATGGGCTGGGAATTTCGTAGGGTCGCTCTTCGTCATTCAACAACGTCGCTCCGTTGGTGTGGAAGCGGAAGTATCCCACGCCCATTTCGATTGCAAAGGATTGGTCGTTTGAAAACTGAAAAGGAATCAGGCGCGCTTTGGTATTATCGTTTCGAGCAACGTTCACAAACTCAAAGCCCGCCCGATTCTCTGCTGATCCATCAGGTCTGACAACAAAGTTTCGACACTCTGAAAGCCCGTTCCGATAGTATGGGTCTTCAATACGCCCAAACATATTTGGCGAAACTTCGCCGCCGATAAATGACTGTTGTAGAAGACGTGTGTTTGCCATTACTGCCTCGCTAATATTGCTGCTGGTGTAAATTGGATTTGCTGTGAGAATTGCCGGGCGTCGTTATTTTTCGCCTGTGCAATCAGGCTTTGCACTTGTGATTCACACATTGCCGCGTACTGCGCGCCGGCATCGCTCTTTATGATTGCGCCTGCCAGCATTGCCGCCAGTTTCCAAGATAGTGCAATAGTGAAACCGGGGGTGAATAGATGTGAATTTTGAACGCGCTGTGTGTAGCGAATAATCGCATTTTCAGTGTTTGCCCAAATAATTCTATGCCCGTCTGCGGTCGTCTCACGGGCGTGATTGATAGACAGGCAGTCAATATCATTAGCTGCCGATTCAGGAAATATGCTTATAATTTGCAGGCATTCCGTTGGTACCGCATAGCAGAACCGCCATTGTTTTGAATTATGTTTCAAAGCGGCGAGCGGTTCGCGCCTCAATGCAAAATCCCATGCGTGAGCCTCTAACAATGTGTCACGAGCCATCGGATAGAATCGGGCGCAATACTCCGCTTTGATTGAGTTTTCAGGCGGGTCTATGCTTGATACGTCTGCCGCTTGACCGATATGGCTTAATGCCAAATTGCAAATATCGATTACTGAAGACATTTTTTCATCCATTAAAAAAGGGCGGTTTCCCGCCCTTGCTGTGTTTCTTTATGCTTCGTCGCTTGCTTCCAACAAGTCTTTCAGGACGTCTTTGCCTGCGTTGCCATGATAGTTAATACCACGCTCGTCTAAGAGTGCCTTAAGCTCCTCTTTTGTCAGATTGTCGTATTTACCGCCTACCGGCTCTTTGGTCTGTTCTTGCTGGTTTTCTTGGTTAACAGATTCAAACCATGATGCAGTCAGACCGTCTTCCACTTCGAAGGCATCGCCTTCTTCACGGATTTGACCGTAGAAACCGCGTTTGATAGCTACTACTTTCATTATTTTTTGCCACTCCATACTTTACGAGATTCGGGCATCGGCTCC